CAAATTCTGTCAGAGATAATCATAATCCCTTTACTGTTTATTCTTCTGGACAATTTAGATATATTAATGATAAAAAATCTGTAGCCATTGTTCGAAAAATAAATGAAAATCAATTTAGAATCGGTAACATACAAAATTCGATTGTTAATGATGTTAATATTATTTTTGATGTTTCGTTATTAAGAAAATTATTACCTTCTATTAAAATTAATTCTATGGAGGGTGAAATACTATCTAATTATGAAGCAAACTATCATTCTTTATATACAGGTGTTTTTTTAGAATCTCCTGCATCTTTATATGCACTAACAACTGATTTATCTGTGTTAACTATTTATTGGAATTTAAGTGATATTACACCTGATACTAATATCAGTGCAGATCTAAATGTATATAAGAAAAATGTGGATATGCCAACATCTGAATATGTCATTTATAATATTAGATCTGATGGTTCTATTAATTTTAGCGGCGTATTAGCAAATGAAATATATGAATATCATATAAGTATTATTAAAAATGGCTGGGTAAGAAATACGTTTAGAAAACAGTATACAATTGGTTCTGCACCTACTTTAGAAATTATTAATCCTCCTGCTCCACATACACTTACTGCAACTGCCGATGGATTAATAAACGGCTTATCGGAATATACTGTTGATTTATCTACAAATTCGACAACCGGGTGGTCATTATCAAATATCCCTGGATGGGTAACTTGTACGCCAACATCTGCTACAACATATTCAAACAATGAACATTTTATAGTTCAAGTTGCAGAAAATACAGGAAATACTAGAACTGCAAACATTAAAGTCAATTCTCAGGCATCTCCTGTAATATTACGTATTTCTCAAGAAGGTCGTCCTACACCTACATTGTCTACTACTAGTTCAGGTGTATGGCAAGATTATAATGGAAATGATTATGGTATACCATATTCTTGTAATGTAATAATAACTGCTGGAGCCGGACATAGATGGTATGCAACTGCATCTGATCCTAGATGGATTATGATTAGCAATGGAGGAGACTATTATAGCCCTAGAATAGGAGACGGTGAATTTACAGTTGGTTGTAAAAGAACAAGGCGTCGCGGTCCAGATCGTGAAGGCCATGTAATTGTTCAATCTAGAGATGGTGCTAGACCTGTAATTGTTAGCGTAAAACAAACGGCTTTACCACCACCCTAGTATTGGTTGAACATAAATAAAAATATATAAATAAAATATACTAAAAATGGATAAATTTCAATATGCACCAGGACGCCCAGGGTTTGGATCACGTGGAGACGATGGTTCTGCGGGATTAACAGGATTATCATTGTATTTTACAGATTATGATACTGTTACTGAATCTGCTGCAATTCAAGCTGCAATAATCAATAATAATATATTGTGTTCATCCACGTTATATGAATTAAATGAAACGCCTTTGCCCGGAGGAAGAACCTATAACGTTGGTGATATTTTTATTGACGTAAACGGAGGTGTGTATGAAATAGTTGATCCCATAACTGGAGATTATGTTTACAAATTTGCGAGATTAAATACAACGGGTCTTTTTACATCTGCTGAAATAGAAACGGATACTCATAGATTTAAAAGATACTTTAATAATAATTTAGACCCAAAATATCTTATTGATAATGTTTATGCATCCGAAGAAGTTAATTATTACAGTGTGCCTTCAAATATTTATGATATTTTAACACAAAATTTTACTAGAATAGAATTTTCAAATATAGTTGAAGGTATTTATAATCCATTTACAGTTTATTCATCGGGAGAAAATGATAATAACGCAATTGCTATAGTAAGAGACATATGTACAAATACATTTAGAATAGGAAACTTAGACAATAATGGAAATGTTAGAAACGTAAATTTAATGTTTGATGTTAAATCTCTTATGGTTAATAAAGAAGATAATACAACACATTTTACACCTTCAACGCCCGCAGGAACTATAGTTACTAATTATGAAATAAATGCAAATCCATTATTTGAAGGAAACTTTAATTCAAATCCTTCATCATTCAGTGAAATGGCTGGGCATAATTATGCTATTATAGGATGGGACAAATTGGATTTTGCAGATGATTCAGACGTAATAGCCGATTTATATGTTTATAAAGATGTGTCTGCACAAACAACTATTAATGTAAACAATTGTTTTGACTATAGACCCATTGTTTATTCTGATTGTAAATCATCAGGAGATATTACTATTACAGGTTTAACTGAAACTACTCCATATAAATATTACATGAATTTATCAAAAAATGGATGGTCCAGGCGTTCTACTGTAAAATCATTTACAACTAGCGCTACACCTTATCTGTATCTTATCCATGGTTCTCCTAATACATATTTATGGGCAGATGCATCAGGTGTATGGGATGGATCTACACGCACAGATAGTAGTACATTATACAGAATTGACGTAAGTACTAATTCTGTTATTGGTTGGTTTATTGACGGTGTAGCTAACCCTGAAGATAATCCATGTCCTCCTTATGATTCAGGTGTCGATTGGATTACATGTAGTCCAATGGAAGGATCAGCAGGATATTCAAGTTTCTTAGTAAGTGTATCAAGAAATACAGGTTCGAATCGATCTGCAGCCTTCTATGTTAACTCAACTGCTACTCAAAGATATATGTATATTATGCAAAGATCGCCTGGAGGTTCTGGACCTATACCACCTATTGATCCTAGTCAAGGTGAAGAAACACCATATATTTCATTTACAAACGATGGAATTCTTAATACTGCTACATTAGGTAATTATACGGTTGATATAAGCATTTACATGTATTCATATGCAGTACTATCTAATATGTCTCCTAATCCTAATCCAGGAGGTGGTTATGCAGTGGGTAGAGTAATCTTTACTCGTGAAAGTCCATTCTACACAGTTACATGTACTGCTGAATCTAATTGGCAAGAAAATGGAGAAAACCCGCAAACAACGACCGTTAAAAGAACTATTCTTAATATAGGTGTAGATTCATCGTGTAGAGTCGAAGGGGATATAAATGCATATCAAGATTATCCCGTGGAAACATATGGTACAACATATATTAAAATTGTTAAAGCAAAATATCATGATACAGGTGTCGATGTATCAATTGTCAATAATAAGTGGGTTATTGACTATGACGAATTTAACCAAATTCAAGAATATGCAATGTATGAAGCTCCAATGCCGCATGAATTACAATAACAACGTATATTTTTAAAACATGAAAATAAATTGGAAAAAAATATGGTCCTTCATTAAAAGCAAATTATTTATTGCTATTATAATAATTGGTCTTATATCATTGTCCGCTTATCAATGTTCACGTATCAGAGAACTGGAACGAAGACAACAAATTAGTGATCAAAACCAAATAGCGTTAAATGATTCTATACGATATGAAAAATTAAAAAATGGAGAACTTCAAGCGTCTATTACCAGTTATGTAGCTTCAGAAAAAGAATTAAAAGAATTAAATAAAAAACTTTATGATAAAATAAAAGAGCAATCAGGAGATATTTTTTCTTTAAATAATGTTATAATTCAATTACGTCAAGATTCAACAATATTAAGAAAATATTTAACAGAAAAAGATAAAGTAATTGAAAGACTTTTAAAAATAGATGAAAATACGTATGTAGCTCCATGGTCATTAACATATCGTTACGATTCACTAAATTATGATGTATTTGCAGGAAGAACATACATACAAATAGGAAATAAAGATCCTCTTGAATTACTTCATGTTGATACTGAAATGATTAGTAGGCTAACTCAAATTGATTTAACGTGGGGCCAAAAAGTTGAAAAGGATAAATTACGAATATTCATACAAAGTTCTTATCCCGGATTTAATGTTGCTCAAATGGAAGGTGTATTAATAGATCCTAATAATAGCCCTTATATTAAAAGTTTATTAAGAAAAAAGCATTGGTTTTCAGGATTTAGTGTTGGTTTAGGAATATCGGGAGGGTTTAATATAACAACAGGAAAATACGGTTTAGTCGTAGGCCCTTCGATAATATGGAACATATATACATTTTAAAAAAATAAAAATTAAAAATGGCTACAAATATTAGCAAATATTTACAACTTAATGATTTTATTCTTCTAGAATATGAATTCAATAAAGACGGTGAGACAACAATGTTGACAACACCAAGTGTTGCTGTTCTTGACGCTAGTACCCTTTATTTCTATGAAGGAGATGGCGCAATTGGAGAAACAAACAATATTTTGTCAATGAATTCTGTTCCTACAACAGCTGATCGTACATCATGGCACTTTAATTCAGAAAATCCTGAAATTACATATCCTACATATTGGGATTCATCTATTGCAATATCAACTGCAATATATCCTCTTGATACAATAAAATTGCATATTGTTTCAGGATATAATTTTGACGATATTGACGGAATATTATTACAGGTTCGTGCAGAATCGTCAACAGGGTCACTTGTGGATTTAGCAAACTTTACATATGCAAGACAGGTCGATGCTCTTTCTGGAAATGTCATTAAATTTGCTGTTAACACTTTGTTTTTAGGAAATAAATTTTATGATAAGTATATAGAATTTGCTATTCCTTCTATTCAAGCATTGGGAAATAATTCACCTGCAACAAATTTAGGAAATACATTACAAATTAAACCTTTAAGCGATGTTTACTTAACATATAGTACAATACCGAATATTATAAATAACCAATTTATACTTCAGGAACAAACGTTTGCTCAATTGCCTGTCACAAGTGTAGCCGATAATTTCAATTGTTTTATTGCAGAATCTACTTCCGGCGATTACATTGAATACTATGCTTCTTGGAACGGCCAAATAATTGGTGATTACATAGGAGAAATAGAAAGTGGAAGAATTAAAATTTATACGTCAAATAATCCTAATGATAATTACGAAGAATTCCGATATTTATATGGTAATAATGCCAAAAAATGGGTAATTATTCATGAATTATTGGTTTATGAACATATCCCCGTTGGAACAAGTTTATTAACACATAAATATACTTTCACACAAGAGGATAGTTTTTCGTTGGCAAATTACTTTAGACCTATTTTAAGACACGCGGATCTTGCTTCATCATATACAATTCAGTATACATGTCGTTTAACAAATAGGATGGACGGAACACAAATTATAAGAAAGGCTAGTTTTTCCTCAAGCGATCCTAAAAAATATGGACTTAATTTTACAAGAATAAATGTGGAAAACCTTCTTCCTTATAAAGTATTTAATAGAATAGAAGCCGAAAAGCCAAATATAATTGTCAACAATCCACAACAAAGAACAAAGTTCGTAAAAGTATTTTATGATACAACAACCGTAGTAACAAATGTTGATAACGAGTTATTTCCTTCAGGAACAGGGCCACTATTTTTAAAAGATTTTGATTCTGTTTATAAATTTAAGTTTGAAAGAATTGATGAAAACGGAGATAGAGAAAATGTTGATTTATCTGGTGCATATTTATATTCGTTACTTTTTAAATTAGATAATGGAAATAAAATTGAAGTTGATGCCTATTTTGATAGCGACAACACAATAACAAACACAACTTTAGGAGAACTTGCTTTCAAATTAACTGAAGATCAATTGTTTACGATTAAAAAACAAAAAAATAATAATTTCTCAATAATTATTAAAAACCCAAATGGCGCATATACAACATTTTATAGTGGAATTTTTTATGATATTTCTGATGAAAAAGTTGTTATGGCAAACTATAAGGATTTGTATTCTGTAACTGATATGCAAGTAGAAATAAGAAATTTAAAAGCAGAAATTAACAGATTAACTGAAGAAAATAACGCATTGAAAGCACTATAACTAAAGCATTATGAGCATATTAAACGCAAAACTTAACCAGTTTCAAATTTGGATTCCCAGAGACTTTTTTTACCCTGAGGTTAGAGAAAGATGGACTCCTATTGTGAAACGTTTAAAGCTCCCGTATTTAACTCTTGAAGATTATATCAACGCAACAATTCAATCTATAACATTTCCAGAAGTTATTTTAACCCCTGCGCCTCAGCCACAGACAATGTTCAATATTCGTTATAGAGGAGGAAAAGAGCTTGAGCCAATACTCGATAAAAATTTAAACATAACATTCAAATTAAGTGAAGGATTTATAACATATTGGATGTTATTTGATCAAATTGAAATGTTTCAGTTTTATTCTGATCGTTTGCCCTTTTGGCCTTCTGTATTCATGAGTTTTCTTGATCATCATGGATTTGAACTAATGTCATTTGAGTTTCAAAAAATAATTCCATTGGGTATGTCTCAATTTAACGTAAGTTATGCGACACAAGCAGCAGAATTTAACACATTTACATTAGCGTTGGCATATAATAGATACAAAATAATACGTAGAATAAACAATAAAATTTATACGCTGGGACTTCCCGAAAAAGATATATAAAATAAAATATTGACATAAAACCAAAATAAGTAACATGAAAGATTTTCCAACATATAATGATTTACGAACACCTCCTATTTCAAAAATATTTGAGTCAGCACAAATTCAAGGAATGTCTCAAGAAGAAGTTCAAAGGGCAGAAGAAGCATATAATGTACTAGTAAAAAAGTTACAGAAAGGTGAGCAAATCGATGAAGGTACTTTAGGTTCTATTGTAGGTGGAGGTTTAGGGTTACTTGCAGGCCCAGCTATTGGAAAAGCAATATGTTCTGTATTAGGAATCAAAGAAGAAGGTCCTCTTGGGAAACTTTTAACAAGTCGTTTAGTTACAACTGCAATGGGTATCGCATTAGGAAAATAAAATTTAATATTATGAAAGCAAAATTAGTTAAAGAATCTCTCATAAAGGAAAAAAATCTCGAAATAAACGAAGAACTTAAAATTAAAGGGCATACGTTAAAAGTAATTAAGCTTGGTAATGATAAAGTTTACGCAGGAAAAGATGGCGTATTAGCAAAAAATGATGTTGTTATTCCTTGGCACATACTTGAAAAAATAAAAAATTCTATATAATATGAAAGCAAGAAAAATTAATGAAGGATATGCTTCTGAAGAAGGAAGACGTCTTGATAGAATATTTAGTTTATTAGGATATGATGGTTTTCACGAATTCATCGGAGACAATCCTGGATGTTATGAAGTAATAACAAATTGGATTGAAGAAAACTTTGATGATCAACTTATGGACGAAGAGATGGATCCCGATTATCTTGAGAAGTTAGGAATGTATCGTTTAGCTGATCAGGTCAGAGATAGAATTGCTGAAGAAGAAACTGAAAAAGAATATGGAGATATAGATGAAGCTGCCAAGCCATCAAAGAAAAGTCTTACAGTAAAACTCAAAAACGGAAAAATAACAACTGTTAATGTTAAAGACCCTGCTAATCATTACGCTATATATTATTATTTGCGCATGATGGGCTATCCCGAAGAATTAGCAAATGGATTTAAGATTATACAAGAATAACTTCTAAAAACAAACATAATGACTTTAATAGGATTTGATTTTTCTATAAACAAACCTGCCGTATGTATACTTAATGATAATAAATATACTTTTATTAGTTGGCCGTATGGAATTGATATTCGTGCGGTCAATGCTTTTAAAGAAGCCGGCATTACGATTATAGATAGGGAAGATGATAAAGATAAAGGTGAAGGCATTACTTCTCAAATGCGTCATGAAATTACAAATGCTCAGTACCTATCAAATTTGATTCGAGAGACACTCAAACCGTGGTTGAATGGTAATATATTACTTGGATTTGAAGGTTTATCTTATGGCTCCAGAAGTGACGTGGGTGTACAATTAGGGGCCTATAAGTATATACTCATGGACAGACTATCCGAACTTGTTCCAATTTGTAACATGTTCACGTATTCTCCTATCACTGTTAAAAGCGTGGCAGGCTGTGCCAAAAAAGGAATGGGAAAAAACGAAATGATAAATGCATTCATAGCAAATGGGCCAATGTGTAAATTTCGAATAAGATTGTTTGAACATCCTGAAAAATTTCAGACTCCTCGCGCGAAAAATTGGATAGTTCATTTAGATGATTTGATAGATTCGTATTGGGTTGTCAGAACTCTTCAGGAAAAAGAAAAATTAATATGATTTTCGCGTGCGTGTACATAACACGTGCTCTAGAAAAATATAGTATTCCAAAAACTTAAGTACCTTAGATTATATGAAAAAGTGTAACCAAGTTTCGTAAAAATTGTTAAAGTTTTGTTAAATATTTTTCTCATATTTTAAAGTCTAAAATGAACAAATAAATAGTTAAAATAAAAACAATTAAGGTCATGAAAAATACTAATGATAATGTGTTTTTTAATAAAATATCACAAAAAATTAAAAGAGGTGATTTTGATCAGTATTTTACACTTCCATTTATGTCTAAAGAACTTTTAATGGCTTCGATAAAAGGAAAACTCGATAAAAAGACGGCAACAGGAGCAACTCCCATACTTAGCGATGCAGATATTCAAGACAGTATCCAAGAAGTCAAAGAAACTGCTTTAAACATATTATCATTATATATAAAAAACGAATTTATTACAGTAACAGAAAAAGGATTAGAGTTTACAAAAAAAGGATATAATGCTATTAAGGAGGCATATAGATCATGAATTTTACAGATAAATTTTTTCTATTTCCATGGAGATTTAGAAATCCGAATAGAGTAGTAATTCCATTAAAAGTTAGTGATACACCTAATTCTAAGACCGAAGAAAATAAAAAGAAAAATATGTGGGAAACGTTAAAGCCTATAAGTTTATCAAAAATTGAAACTATAAATTTTCCAAAAGATCAGTATTTTAGAGAAGCCTTTCCGAAAAACCAAATTGTTTTACACCATACTGTATCAGGCGATGGCGTTAATGGTGATATTTCAACCTGGGAAGCTGATCCCAGAAGAATAGCAACTTGTATAATAGTTGATAGGGCAGGTACGCCTTGGCAATTATTTTCATCAAGATATTGGGCTCATCATATTGCAGCGGGGAACATAAGTCTTGAAAAGTATTCAATAGGAATAGAGATTGATAACTGGGGATGGTTAATTCCTTCTACAAATGGCAAATATAAAAACTATTACGGGCAAGAAATATATGCTGTTGCACAATATTATCCTGAAGGATTTATGGGATATAATTATTATGAGAAATATACTACAGCTCAAATACAGACAGTAGGGGAACTTTTACTTTATTGGAGAATGATGTATGGGATATCTTTAAAATACAACGAAGATATGTGGGATAAATCGATAAAGGCTTTATCAGGAATAGGAGGCGTATGGACTCATGTTAGTTATCGAGGATCCGGAAAAAGTGATTGTCATCCACAGCCAGAGTTAATAGAAATGTTGCAAACCCTTAATGGAATAAAATAATTTTGTTTTTATATAGGATAAATAAAATAAAATTGTTTATGCATTTTAAATCATATAAATCTTGGCTTAACGAAAATATTGAAGAAAATGTAATAGTTCTTTTTCCAGGAGGATTTAAGCCCTTGACAGCAGCACATATTCAATTAATGAAACGATATGCAGAACACCCAAATGTTAAAGAACTTAGAGTTCTTATTGGCCCAGGAGTTCGAAATGGAATTACACAAGAGATTTCATTAAAAATTGCTGAAGAACTTCTTGCCTCTTTTAATAATGTTTCTATTGAAGCTGTTAAATATCCTACACCAATTCTTACAGCATATAAATACATTACAGATGAAGCTGAACCTGGAATATATGCATTGGCAGGTTCTAAAAAAGGCGGAGATTATAAGAGAGTTACACAGTTTGCTGATGATTTTTCTCCTATGGGTAAGTATGCAAAATTATTGAGAAAAGGCGTTAAGGTAATAGAAATGCCCGTAGAAGTTAATCCAATTAACTATGAACGTAGGACAGATGAAAATAATAAAAAACCCATATCTGCTTCTATATTAAGAAGAGATATTTTAAATAATGATTATAAAAATTTTAAGACAAATTATCCTGGATACGATGAACACACTATTCAAAAGATATGGGATATTTTAAAACCTGTCGTAGTTGAAGGTTTAGAAGAAGAATATGATGAAATTATAAATGAATAATGAAAGCGAGTTTTATATCATATAACCAATGGGTTAACGAAGCAATAACGCCTACTGTTAACAAACATATGACACATGCTGAAGATCTTGTTATTCTTAAGGGAGTTGAAGGGCTTAAGTGGGTTATTAATATGTTTACAGATTTATATGATATACTTCAAGGCCATACAAAAAAAGAGAACGTTAAACTTTCTATAAAATTTGACGGGGCTCCTGCTGTATTTGTATGGTCTAATTTTCCTGGATTAAATAGATCCGGTGTTGCTGTTAAAGGCTTATTCGCAAAAGATCGAAAAATTATGTTTACTAATGAGGATATAGACAAATTTTATGAAGATAAGCCTGAATTAGCCATTAAACTTAAATATATGCTTAAATTTGTCCCAAAATTAAAAATTCCTAAAGGACAGATATGGCAAGGAGATTTTTTATTTGATGAAACTACACTTTTTGAAGATAAAGAATATTATTCGTTTCATCCTAATACAATAGTATATAAGATTAATAAAAACTCAGAAATGGGTAAAAAAATTGGAGATGCAAAAATTGGAGTTGTTTGGCATACAAGATATACAGGAGAATCCCTTGATAAAATTCAGGCTAATTATAATGTAAAAATAGCGGAGCTTAATCAAATTCCTCAAGTTTTTATGACAGATCCATATATTCCTTCTTTTGCGGGAATTGTTACATTTACTGAAGAAGAAAGCGAATATTTTAAACAATTTATAGAAAAAATTGATAAAACTTCTAAAACATTAATCTTTAATCCCGAGTACCAAAAAATACTTGATAATAATGAATTTGTGTCTTTATTTACTATTTTTCAAAATTCACTTATAAAAAATAATATTAGAGTAGATTCTCCAGCTGTATTTATAGATAAATTTAAAGAGTTCTTGATAAATAGATTTCAAAAAGAAATTAATGTTAAGAAATCTGAAAATTCTAAAGCTATTTTAGTAGAAAAATTAAGTAATTTTATAAATTTAATTGAGAATAATAAGGTGGTTTATAATATTACCAGCTTAATATTAGAGATAACGAAGGTTAAACATATGTTTATTGAAAAATTAAATAATATTGGAAAATTTGAAACTTTTTTACAAACTAGAAGTAAAAAATATATTACAACTGGAGATGAAGGTTTTGCGGTATCTGATATGCATGGAAATATTGTTAAACTTGTAGATAGATATGAATTTAGCTATGCAAACTTTTCACCAAATATACTTAAAGGTTGGACTAAATAAAAAATTAAAATTATGAATATAGATGTTATTATTGCAATGGGGTTAATGGCAATTTTTGCTATTGCGTTTATTTCAAATGTCGTAGATCTTCTTATTTATGCTATAGTAGTTTCACGTCAAGAAAGACGTTATAAAATTATGAGTGATCCTGA